TTGCTCCCCTGGTACTCTCGAAGAATATTCGAGTGACTGCATTCTTCACGTTCGCACTCATCGCACATAGTTGGGTCACTCTTGCTCATTTCATCAGGCCACAATTCTTCACAGCCACAGTATGAGCAGGTTGCAAACTTATCTTCATCGCTCATTCTTCTTCCTCCCGGTCAAATCCTTGGTGAAGATTACATCTCAGACAACAAATAAACACGTCATAATCTAGACTTGGTTCATGAATAAGTTGCAACTTTGGATTGTTGCAACATGCATGATTAATCATCGCGTAACGATCAGTCATTGTCGAGGCCTCCAAGTTACATCGATGTCGCATGTCTCACAGTATCCGAACCAAGCAAAGGTCCCATCTGTGAAGTGTTCCCATCGAGCTTCAACATCTGATCCACATACGCGGTGGAACATCGTTCTATTCTCCTTGGTCATTCCAGTCTTTTGTCCGTTTTCTAGGACCATCTTACGAACCCATGCACTAAAATTAGGCATCTTCTTCGAGAGTTCGTACGATGTCGGGCATAGCGTTATCATTTTATTCCGCATGAATCGTCGTATCAGTAATCACATATATACATAGTCCAAGAAAAAAACGGGCAAGCCCTATATCCTATGGCTAGTTAGCAACGGGTGGGAGCAGTGGGATGACTAACAAAGAGTTAGTTGTTGGTAGTGGCGCTGCTTTTGGGCGGCTTCGCCGCGAAGATAGGACTGCAAATGCTTAAAGGCCCAGTTATGATAGGGTTATTTGGAGTGGGGAACTAGTCTGTCGATTCGCTAGCAGAGAAAACCCCACTCCACCCCGTGATTATTATGGCTACAAAAAAGACAAGCATGTTTACCCTAACCGAAAGGCTCACAATTAGTGCAGCTGCAACAGACACCTTTGCAACAATTGACCTTGGGTCATATGTTGACGTTGGAGATCGTCAAGCTCTTCAAATTCATTCAGTTGATTTCATCACCCAGGGTGGTCAACCTTACCAAAGCCTTCCAGCAATGTTGGGCGGAAGTGGAATTCTAAACGTTCAAATGACTGATCTAAACCGTGGCGGACTTGTGTTTGCAAACGACCGCGCTTTAGTTGCATCAGCAGCAATTGACTACGATACAGATGGATTCTTGACAAACGTTTCCGACCTATACCCTGATAACTTTGGAAAGGGTTCCGATGATGGCCGATATGTTGTCAACGATCAACTCTACATCACAGGCCGTTCATCTGTGCTTGGTGGTGGTGCTTCAGTCAACATCACTGTACGAGTTAACTGCAGTATTGTTTCCCTCTCTGCAAAAGACTTCATGGCAATTGCAATCCAATCAACAGCTGCAGATAACTGAGGTGGACTCAGTGTCTATCGATGAAGTTATCAGATTGCTCCAGGAGATAAAAGACCTAGGCGAGTCTGGTAAAGAAACAGTAAGCAAGGCTAAGTCCACTGCAAAGAAGGCTAAGTCAGTTGCTAAGAAAGTTAAGCGAGCACCATCCGCGTATAACAAGTACATGGCAAAGACTCTGAAGCAACTAAAGAATAAGCATCCTCGTAGTAATCACCAGGTCCTCTTCAAAAGAGCTGCAAAGTCTTGGAAGAGATCAGCAGAAAGAAAGAGGTCGATGAAATGAAGAAGTTGAAAACATATTTGCCATATGCGTCGTTTAATCAAAGTGCTCCTTTAGTATGGGCAGTTGATCCAAGTACTCCTGGTAACTGGACACTTCTAGCACCTGGCGTATTCGCTGGTCAAAGTGTTATTGATTTGGCAGGATTGTCTATGGATTCAAAAACTGTATATCCTCAAGCAGCAAGTGTTCAAACTGCTTATCCAGCATCTGGAACCGGTCAATCAGCAGGTGATATTATTCAACAAGTAGATCTAATGACAAGTATACCTTTGGCTCTTGATACAACTAATATTGTCGATTTCTTATTTGGATTTGGTTTCCCTGGATCACATCAAGATTACGAACACGTCATTTATGCTCGAACAACATTCTTTACTTTTGATTTAGATTATGCACAAGCTACTCCAGTTGTTACCCACCGAAGTCAATATGGTTCACTTGAACCAACTGCTAGTGATCGTATTTACTGTTACAGAATTGTTGCTATGCCAACAAATGCAGCGGTTACTAATATACAAATCCCAGCAGGTAGGTTCCTAATTCTTGCAGATACAAAAGAAGAACCAGAGTTCCAATACCTAATGCGACTAAAGCGCAGTTACGATCTTCAACAATCACATGATGAGGATTAGATATGCTTCACCCAATACTCGAAGAAGCTGAAGAGATTCTATTCGATGCGCCAGTATTGGGCCCACTTCGAGCAATGCACCCTTTAGTTCGAATCGGATTAACAGCATATCAAGCTGCAGAGTTCGTTGCTACAGAATTAGCAATTGCAACTATCGAAGCCGGTGGCGTAGGAGCCATTGATCTATACACTCCAGAAATACGACAGTACGAAGAGACCGCACTCGTAGGAATGGGAGGCATGATTATATGAGTACAGAAGAAACTCCAATTGAAGAAAAGAAAACACCAACTACAAAGTTTGCCGAATGGCTAATGGCTCGAGCTGAAAAGAAAGAAGCAAAAGAAACATCCTTGGAATCATTGATGAAGTTCAACGTCTTTCTTTCAATTGCTACATTGGTCTCGGTTGCTGGAGCAACTGTTGCAGACTATGTTCTGATGGCTTGGCTCTGGATCTAATACTCGCCAGTATATTCCCACTCTGTTCGAGATGGAAACTTATTGTGAAAGTATAATCGAACTTCTCTAGTCTGTTTGCATTTCACACAGAGTTCTAAGAATCGAACTCTGTGATCATTGCTCCCCTGGTACTCTCGAAGAATATTCGAGTGACTGCATTCTTCACGTTCGCACTCATCGCACATAGTTGGGTCACTCTTGCTCATTTCATCAGGCCACAATTCTTCACAGCCACAGTATGAGC